AACAGTCAAATGTCTAACTAGCTGGTGTAACACCCAGATAGAGCCAACTAATGATAGCGATGAAATAAATGCTAACCACTTCTGTCAGACATGTAGAGATGATATGCGAGATCGATGGAAAGACTATAGCGATAGGTTATCACTAGTCCATCTCGCTTTAAGGGAAGAGTATAGAAGACAGTTGATCAATGATCGTACTAAGCCAAAGAGAGACTATGATCAATATTAGTTATGATGTTATATATATTATTGTCTTTATGGCTATGTTACATGTTATACTACTATCACATTGGAAGTATAGATCATATAGGATCCATAAATATATGAAAGATGAATTAAATAAAGTAAATAAGTTTCATGACAGTTTGTATTAATAGGAGAATGGTATGCAACTAAGACACCATATAAGTTTTGATTGTGCAAAAGATGGATGCGATAACACATTTATTGCGTATAGGTTTAGAGATGGCAAATGTCTAGAAGATCTTCTTTGTGACTCATGCACTTCTGAATATAGAAGCAACGTAAGGCAATATAAAAGAGCTATGGATAAGAAATGTAAGGGTGAACTAAATGAAGATAAATTTAAAGAACTTTGCACGCTTATCTTTATGGATTTTATAACTAATGATCAGTACAAAAAAGGATATTATGATAAGTGCAAGTCAAAGTGGTGCACACGATTAACGCAAGCGACAGATTCTGGAACAACTGATTTTTGTTTTGGGTGTGAACGAACTGCAAAAGATATATTAAAGCAAGCTATAGAAGATGGAATGGATGATGATAATGCACAAGCATTTAAACGACAACTTATGAATATGCTTGTTAATGAAGGATATAATGCTGTTATAAGATCATTCGTTAAATCGGCTGTATATGTTAATGGAAATCTATTAACAGTAAGTAATCCATCCATAATAGAACTTCCATGGAGATTACAAGATGAAGCTTAATGATAGATCTATCAATCCGCCATTCGATGGGCTCTATTTTTGTGTGAGCTCTAATCATTGCCTTCTTGGGGTGTGTAAGTTTGAAAATGGTTCATGGGTTATGATGCCACATGAAAGTAAGGTGAGTGACGATCATCACTTTTATTGGATAAGTTATGAGCAAGATATATAGCGGCATTGATGATGTACCTGACGGTTATAGATTGACTACGTGCAAGAGGATAGGATGTGACTATCCTCTTTTTGTTAAGATAAGGCGATCAGTACAGCCTATACCATCTGACTTCTGCGCTGAATGTAATGTAGAACTTAATACTATGTTCGAAAAATACTGCAAATCGCGATCGATAGCACAAAGATCATTAGAAAAACAACAAACACGATCTATCTATAACACCTTAATGGGCTGGTATCTAACAAAAGAAGGATCAAAAAAAGACATATCACATTACACAATAGAACCACATGCAACTGAAGCTAAAAGGGAAAAGCGATGAATAAATATGATAGAGATACAATAGATCACGTAACAATATCAGTAGATGATCTTCACGCACTATCTAACATACTTAGAGACATCATATACGAATCTAATAGAACATTGCGCAATATATATCGCATTGGCATCATTATGATCACCGGCATGATCTCCGTCGGTGTTTGTTTATTGCTTCTCAATATGTACAAATAGCATCTCATATGATACACTATATATAACTATATATGAAAAGGATATACTATGAGTGAAATGATAAAATCTACCCTTCGCAGAAGAATGGACAAACTTAGTACAAAGATGTTGTTCACTCGTGCTACTGCTGCTGTGCATAAAGTGATACGCATACACTCATATCTTATGCATGAGAGTTGGTGGAATGATCGTCCCGATGATCAAATGGATATGATTAATAAGCTTCTTGAATACTACAATAACTTTATGCGCGATGAGATAGTGCGTAAAAATGTTGATAGTGAAATGGTTAGGTGGAAGAGAGAGAAAAAAAGATACGAATCACGTAATAAGGGAGATTAATAGATATGTCTATGTTTGCTATAGGGTGTATATCAATAGTAGTAACTGTATTTATTATGTATGTGATAGGAGCATTTAATGATTGATAATTACATTCCACCAGAAAAAAACTACCCAGTTCACATCGTTCAGGAATACAATGATCTAAGCACTGTAGATAAGTTTATTATAGCTTCAATATTGCGTGGATCTATCAGTAGATTGCTTGTTATAGATGAGAAGATACGCCTGTTGTTTAAAACCAATCCAGGATGTCCAGTTGACTATCGATCATATAGATATCTTATGAGAGAGGCTATGAAGGCATGTAAGGTTCTTATACGCCATGAAGATCTTGGTAGAAAGATGTATCCAACATTCTATGAGAGTGAATACTTTGTTAACCTTTATGAGAAGATAAAGATTGATAAGTCTCTCAAAGAGATAAGGGTATCAATGACTCAAGAAGCCCTAGATATGTATTATAAACTCTTGCAATCGATGTATGGGGTATCTGATGGAAAAGAAGGTGATAACACTTGATAAGTTTGAGTTTAGAGACTATCAACTACCTCTTATAGATGCTATAGAAAACAAAGGCTACAAGCGCGTCATAGGTATACTTCCACGTCGTTGTGGTAAGGATTATGCTGCCTGGAATATCATGATCCGAGCAGCACTTATGCGTGTTGGTGTCTATTGGTACATTGGTCCTACTTACAGCCAAATGCGCAAGATAATATGGGATGCCATCGACAATGATGGCAATTCTTTTTTGAGCTTTATACCTGAAGATCTTATAGATAGTAAAAACAGTCAGACAATGACGATACGTCTTGTTAATGGATCTATCATCCAGATGATTGGTAGCGAAAAGTATGACTCGTTACGTGGTGCTAACCCTGTTGGATGTATATTTACTGAATACAGTATGCAAAATCCAAAGGCTTGGGATGTTGTAGACTCTATATTCAAAGCTAATAATGGATGGGTCATATTCATAAGCACTCCCAAGGGGAAGAATCACTTTTATGATCTATGGGAGTTTGCAAAAAAATACCCTAATGAATGGTTCGCATACATAAAAACTATTGATGATACAAAACATATAGATATAAAAGAAATTGAACGTGATATAGAAAATCGCAGGTATAGCTATGATTTTGCTCAGCAGGAGTACAGATGTTCATTCTCACTTGGTGTTGATGGCTCTGTGTATGGAAAGGCACTTCAGGCTATTAGGTCTAATGATCAGATAGGTAACATACCTTACAATCCATCTAAACCAGTTCATACAGCATGGGATCTTGGTTGGGCTGATCCAACAGTGATAATATTCTTTCAGTACTATAACAATAACATCTATATCATAGACTTTTACAAGAAGTCATTTGAACATTGTGAGCACTTTGCTAAGTACATTGCAAACAAACCATATCACTACGGAAGGCATATAGGACCTCATGATCTTGAGAACCATGAGCAGACATCGGGATTGACTAGAAAGGCTCGTTGGGCTCAATTAGGTATACGATTTCATGTTTCTAAACGTGTAAGTAAAGAGGAGGGACTTGAGGCAGTACGTGCCCATATACCATCGTTCTTTATTGATGAAAAAAGATGTAAAGACCTAATAGTAGATATGGAAAATTACCGATATAAGTTCGACGAATCGTACAATCGATATAGTAGAGATCCTATACATGATGCTTTCTCGCATTCATGTGATGCTTTGAAGTACTTATGCCTCAATCTATCTATTTTAAGGACTGGAATGACGCAGGAAGATGCTGATGCATTACGATACTCGTCTACCAGTAGACATGACATAACATTGCCACGTGAGCTACAAATGCCAAGGTATTAATAAATATATTGTCTTGATATAGCATCTATATGCTAATAGAATGGTGCCAATAACACTAAGTGAGGATGTTGTTATGGCATTATTTTCTTCTAATAGTATATCTTACTCGGAAACTGATAAGTATATACGCTCATATATGGAATACTTTTATGAGCAGTGTATGACTATCAATCAATCTTTTTGGCAGGAAGCTAATATAGATAGTAGATTCTATGCAGGTGATCAATCTGTATGGAATGAATATTATAATAGCACTACACTAGCTAATCGTTTTAACTTTAGCTTTAATCGTATTAAGCCTATTGTTAGCCTTATTGAGGGTTATCAAGCTCGTAATCGCAAATCAACGGTTGTTGTTCCTCTTGAGAATGCAGATGACATAACCGCAGATCAATATACCAAATTATTAATGTGGAATGATCAACAAGAAGGAGTGCTTGAGACTATAACTGAAGCATTTAGGGGCGCTCTTATTACGGGTATGAACCTTCTTCAAGTCTGGATGGATTATAGAGAAGATCCTGTCAATGGAACTCCTAAAGTAGACAACTGCTC